GAGAAATGGATATAATCCTCAAAATAATATTCTTCAACCAAATTTAAGTGATGCAGAGGGTTCATCTACAAGAGTTGATTTTTTATCTAATGGGGTAAAAATTAATTCAAGTTCAGCTTTTATAAATGGTTCTGGAGAGAAAATAATTTACATGGCATTTGCAGAAGCACCCCTAGTAGGAACTAACAACGTACCATGTACAGCGAGGTAAATAGAATATGACAAAAGCAAGAGATTTAGCAAACTTTAATCCAACAAATATTACAGATACTGGTACTGAAGGTACTAAAGTTGCTTTAGGTACTACAGCACAACGAGGTTCGACAGCAGGTCAGATTAGATTTAATTCTACAACTGGATTAGCAGAATATTATACTGGTACAGCATTTAAGGCTATTGATGCACCACCAACAGTTTCATCATTAGATACAACAGTTGTTAATAGAGAAGATGGTGGAAATCAAACATTAGTCATTACTGGCTCTGGTTTTAGTTCTGGTGCTACAGTAACTTTTGTTGGAAACACAGGCACAAATTTTAACGCATCGACTGTAACAGTAAATAGTGAAACACAAATTACAGCAGTTGCACCTAAAGCTAGTTTCATAGATGCACAAGAGCCTTATGGTGTAAAAGTCGCAAATATTTCTGGTTTAAGTAATACACTTGTAGAACAAATTAATGTAAATGTTTCACCAACTTGGTCAACAGCTAGTGGTACTATTGCAACAATTTTTGATACTGCATCAGGAACTCATGTAACACCAACTGCTACAGACGCAGATGGAGATGCTGTAACTTATGCTGTTCAATCTGGTTCTTTACCTGCAGGTACTTCTCTTAATGCTTCTACTGGTGCAATTAGTGGCGACCCAACAGATGTCGTTTCATCAACTACAAGTACATTCACTCTAAGAGCAACAGCAAATAATCAAACTGTAGATAGAAGCTTTAACATAATTGTTAATCCTTCTTATGATGGCTCGTCAAGTGCAAGAGCATCTGGTTCACCACAACAAATAGCAACAGTTATGGGAACAACACCTACTAATGGAGTTTATTACTTTCAAAACTCTGGGTATAATAGTGGTAATCCATTTCAAGCATACGCAGATTGGTCGGTCAATAGCAACACAGGATATATGATTTTAACACAAGATTTAATTAGTGGTGCAAATGTAACTAATTTTACAGATGTAGGAACAGATAGTGGTAGTGTTTCTGGAACAAGAGGTCATAATAGTAGTTTTAGAGAACAAACAAATAATATTTTATCTGGTTGGATTGGAGATACAAACAATACAGCTATAGTTGGACAATATCAAACTTCTACTGGAACATCTTTAGGAACAGCATCATATACACAATGGATTGTTTTAGATGTTTCACCATTAGTTTTTAGAAATATGTTTGACAACACACCAAGTGGTGGAGAATTTACTGGTACAATATCAGCAAGGTCAGCAGGTGGTACTGGAAGTTTTTACTGGTCTAAACATGGTCACTCAGAATATCCAAATCATTTACAGATGGGTAATTCAACAAGTAATACAGGTTGGAATGGAGATAACTATATGGAAATTAGACGAGCAGGTACAGACACCAATCATAGTTTCTTTGTAGCAGGAGATGGTAATGGTAGTTATTATGGTGGCTCACTTAATTACAATGGTAATTCTGCAAACAGAGTTGCATTTTTTGGTTTTGCACCAAGTAATATGAGAACATAATGGCTAGAAAAAAGATAACTCCAAAAGAGTATAGCGAAATCGCTACTGGAGTTAGACTTTCTAGCCATGAGAAACTTTGTGCTGAACGCATGAATAACATCTTGAAAACTTTAGAAGAAATGAAACGAGAAGTTAAGTCGTTAAGACAAGATGTTTCTATGGGTAAGGGTGGACTTAAAGTTATCCTAACTATAGGAACAATCATTGCTGGAATTATAGGATATTTTACCTTCGATGGCTAAGGCCAAAGAAAAGACTATATCAGAGCTTATTGAAGACACAGAAGATTTGCTAGCAGAAGCTCAAAATAATCTACAAAAAATAAAAACTAAACACGAAGAACAAGAAGAGATGGACGAATTTGAAAGGTGTTTACCATAATGGCTAAAGTAGCAAAAAATTATATACCTCACGAAAGAAAACCTAAAAAAACAAGTCAAGCTACTAATCCTAGTAGGATCAAATGGTCTTCAATGAATAAATCAAAAAGAAGACAACATAAAAAATAATGAAATACATTTTAATATTATATATGTGCAGCATGAGCACTGGACAGTGTCCATCTAGTTCTATTTCAAATTATCAATTTACATCACATTATAATTGCACTGATGCAGGTTATGCTATTGCACAAACAACTTTTAGAAATTTAAAAAAATTACCTGAGTGGGATATTCCAAATTTTGAAGAACAAAAAATAGTAATAAAATTTGAATGCAAAGAATTAAAAACAAAAGGAGAACCAACATGATAATATATGGCTACACACCTAAAACATGGATTAACAAAGCAAAAATATATTGGGCAGATACAAACAAACTAGCTTTTAGCTTATTTGTAATTTGGTCTGTGTGCTTATTTTTACTGTAATTAAAAGGACTCAAAAACTATGTATACACAACTTAAAGAAAGAATTAAACAACATGAAGGGTTTAGGCGTACTGTCTATTCCGATAGTCTTGGTTTCGCTACTATCGGTTATGGCCATTTGGTACTACCTACCGATAACTTTGTGGAAGGTGTTGAATATACTAAAGAAGAACTTGACAAAGTTTTTGACGTTGATTTTGAAAAAGCTGTAAATGGAGCTAAAGAATTAATAAGTAACGATTCACTTTTACCACAAGCAGAAGAAGTAATTATAGAGATGTGCTTTCAGTTAGGTAAAACTGGTGTAAGTAAATTTAAAAATATGTGGGCTTATTTAGATGATGGTGACTATGTTGCTGCAGGTGATGAAATGCTTGACAGTAATTGGTATCAACAAACACCTTCAAGAGCATTAGCTTTATCTGAAATAATGAAAGGTTGTCAATTATAATGTGGTTTGCACTACTTAAAAATCCTCTAACTAAAATTATTGCAGAAAAAACATTTGGAGCAATTACACATAAATTACAAAAAGATAAAATAATTAGAGAAAAAGAACTAGACGCAGCTTCTCAAATTTCAGTAGAACAAATTAAACAACAAGAGCATTCGTGGAAAGACGAGTGGTTGGTGGTTTTCTTTACAATTTTAATGGGTTTACATTTTGTGCCATACACACAAGACACAATGCAGCGTGGTTGGGAAATACTACAATTTGCAGATCCTATGTTTTGGTACATTATTTTAACAATTGTAGGTGCGTCATTTGGTGTGACTACAATGAATAAACTAAAGAAAAAGTGATTGATAAGTTTATCTACGTATTCTTCGGTTATATCGACAGAGTGTTTGAAAAACTAAATAAGATTGTAGATGATGTTTACACTTTTGACTTTCCTAATTGCAAACAAAAGAAGAAAATAAATGAAAATAAACGAAAACACTAGCGTATCAATGCCAGTAAAAAAAATGTTGGCTATTGTAGCAGGTGTTGCTATGGGTGTGTTTGCATACACAGAAGTTACTGCTAGGCTAACTTCGTTAGAAACTTCAAGAGAATTATTTCAAGCAGACTTACTTAAAAAGTCAGAGCAAAAACCTACAGACCAAGAACAATTTATGTTGATAGAAGCGTTGTACAGTGACGTAGAAAAATTGACTGCAACTCAAGAACAAAACATGACTAACAAAGTCAATATAGAATTTTTAAAATCACAATTAGAAAAAGCATTATTAGATATAGAACATTTAAAAGAAAAGGTTAGAGCAAATGGAAACGGTCATCAGTAGTGTGGTTGCTCTTTGTATGTTTGTTGCAGGTGAATTAACTGAACACAGAATACAGCCCGCAATGTCAGATTGTTTAAAAGGTAAACGTGTTGCTGAACGCAATGCTAATAATAACATTGAGTACAAATGTGGAAAAGTAAAAGCCGAACTCGAAGAAAATATAGATGGCAGTAAAGCCATTAAGAAAATAATAGAATAATTATGAGTGATGAAAAACAAAAGCAGCTAACTACTAAAGAAAAAGCAAATGAAATAGTAGATATTCTTAGAGCACAAGCACATACAAAATTAAAATCAGGTGAAGACCTATCAGCATCAGAAATGAAAGTTTGTTTAGATGTTTGTAAAACTTACGGAACAGGTATTCAGTCAAATAACGATATAGATATTGTTAGTGATCTA